TCTCCAAAGTTTGCTAATTCTGTTCCTGCTCTTAACGTTACCACTCCAATGGGTAAGCTCGTGGATCAGAAAATGATTGATCAGCATAATAAACTTCGCTTAAATAAAGAAGCAATTCGTAAAACTTTAGATTATCATACAGACTATCATTACAAACCAGTTTATGATGGGCATAAAGGTACATTAGAAGAGATTGAAGCTTTTAGGATTGAAATGAATATTCCTAAAAATAAAACTTGGTTAATGCCCGCTGGTGATACTAGAGAAGAATTGATTAAACAATATCCTATTTCATTAGAAAAAGCAATGGAAATGGGTTACAATTGGACTGGTCGAGACCATATTATTAGTTACGATACTAAAAGAGCTGTTTAATGGATCTACTAGCAACACACCCAGTTAAAAAATTAGACTTAGGCTTCCACGGCAATCTATTCGGAGGTAAATTACTTTCATGGATAGATGCCGCTGTTGCTGCTTATGCAATGGAAAAATGCAGATCCCAAAATATGATCACTATTGCTATTGATGAATGTGTATTTAAAAAACCAGCTAAAGAAAAAAATTTAGTTAAGATTTACGCTGAAGTAGCTAAAATAGGGAACACTTCTGCTACTTTTAAAGTAGAAGCTAGAGCATATAATGTTTTTAGAGGAGATGAAGTAATTTTATTAGCAACTACTATGACTTTTGTAAGAGTTGATGATGAAGGAATGCCTATATCTATTTCTAAACAAGTAAAAGATCAATATAATCCTCCTCCATCTCAACTTTAATATTTATAATAATGAATATAACATTTTTTTATACAAACGAATGTGGTAAATGTGCTGATTTAAAACCTATAATTTCTGAATTTAGTGATGCTTTAGGAATTAAAATGGTTAATACATATGAAGAAGAGTTAATTACTGAGAATTATGATGTACAATGGGTACCAACTTTAGTTATTGAAGATCAAAATGGTAAACATAAATTCGAAGGACCAGGAGAAATCTTAGAAGTTTTAAATAAATTAGTAGAATGATAACCTTATTTACAGAAAAAGAAATTAAAAATAAAGTAGGTGAAATTGCCTATAATATTAAAAAGAAACAACATCCCCAACCACCCGTTTTTATTTGTGTATTAAACGGTGCTTTTATGTTTTTTACTGATTTAGTGAAACATGTTGGTGAATGTGAAATAGACTTTATAAGTGCGAAATCTTACGATGGAGTTAAACAAGGCGAAATCCGAATCTTAAAATCCATTACTGTTGACATCACTGATAAAGATGTTTACTTAATAGATGATATTTACGATTCAGGTAACACTATGAATCGTTTAGTTAAGCATCTGCAATATCAAAATCCAAAATCAATAACACCAATTACTCTATTTAAAAAACATTATTCAAATACAGATAATTTGATTTATGGTTTTGAATTGACTAATGAACATTGGTTAGTAGGATATGGTTTAGATGCTACTAACGGCACTAAAAGAAATTTACCTTATATACTTGGCTATTTGCCTGAGGATTAATATATTAAAAAAAGTTATGGATAATAAAACATTTAAATTAGATTTAGAAGTAGTTAAACAAGGATATGCGAATGGAGTTGCTCCTGGTTTTCCTTTAACTGAGGAAGAAAAATGGGCAATGGTTGATAAAGCAACAGAAGCATATGGTCAATTTTTAGATGCTCTAGGATGTGATTGGAGAAATGATCCTAATTCATCTGATACTCCTCGAAGAGTAGCAAAAGCGTATGTATTTGATTTATGGAAAGGTCGTTATGATTCTATGAGTGATATTACCTCATTTCCAAGTGATGGTTATGATGGTATTGTTATTGAACGTAATATTCCTCTAACATCAATGTGTTCTCATCATCATCAAACAATTGGAGGTGTAGTTCATATTGGTTATGTAGTAGGTGAAAATGGTTCTGTAATTGGTTTAAGTAAATTGAATCGTATTGTAGAACATTTTGGACGTAGAGGAGCCATTCAAGAACAACTTACTTCAGCAATTCATCAAGCAGTAGACAAAATTTGTGAAAACAATAAAGGTGTTATTATAACTGTAGTAGCAACTCATAATTGTGTTAGCTGTAGAGGTGTAAAACACCAAGGTGCTTCAATGGTAACCACAAAAGCATCAGGAGTATTTCTAAATAATGAAAATTTGGCTAGACAAGAATTTTTTGATAGTATCAAAATAAATAATGGAGGTCATCAAATCTAATGAAATTAGGTGGTTTTGTTGAAATATTAATTCGTATAATTACTTTTGGACAAGGCCACCGAATTGCTCTTTTTATAGCTAAAAAAATGGGGTATGATGATTGTGGATGTAAAGCTAGAAAAGATAAATTAGATAAATTTTGGGATAAAATTCTAAATAAATTAAAATGATATGGTAAAAATTTTCGCATATAAAGAACATCCAGACGCAGTTATTCCAACTGTAGCTTATGGATCAACATCAGCTTGTTTTGATATTACTTGTACAGAAACAACTACTATTCCAGCAGGCGCATCAAAAGTAATTCCGAATGGACTAAGATTAGTAATTAATGACTCAGAAAAATATTGGATGCAAATTCAATTGCGTTCAAGTAAAGGTTTTAAGTATGATCTTATTCCTCATTACGGTACAGTAGATGCTGGTTATACAGGACCTTTAGGGGTAAAAGTATACAATGTAGGAAAAGAAGATGTTGTAATTGAAAAAGGTGAACGTTACGCTCAAATTGCTGTAATTCCTAAACCTGATTATGAAGTTGTAGAAGTATCAGAAGAACAATTTGAACTAATTAAATCAAACCAAGGTAGAGGTGATAGTGGGTTTGGTTCAAGCGGTAAGTAAAATTATTATTTTTTAATTAAGGGGCTTGGCTATCCAAGCCCTTTTTGTTATATTAATAGTATGTATCAATCCTTATATTTTGATAAAGAAGAAAAACAATATTATTTAAGAGATGATAGGTGGGATGGATTTAAAACAATTAAATATTGGCCTACTTATTTTGTACCTGATGAAGATGGTGATTTTGAAACATTAGAAGGTACTAAAGTTACACCAGTTAAAAGAATGGATGACTGGAAGGATAATAAGTATTTTGAAAAAGACGTAGATAAAATTACTCGTTTTTTAGTAGACCATTATTATGAAACAGATGATACTCCTAAATCTCACAATATTATTTATCTAGATATTGAGTGTGTTGTCGCTGGAGCCTTAACTGAAGAAAACATTAAAGATCCTAAAGGTGAAATAACTGCTGTTGCTTTATATGATCATAATTCTAAAAAATATTATTGTTTAATTTTAGATAAAGATAAAGCACTTAAGGATATTAAAGAAGAAAATAAAGAAATTATTCCATTTTCAAGTGAAAAAGAATTATTAAGTGGTTTTTTAGATAAATGGTATGAACTAGATCCTACTATTATTACAGGTTGGAATAGTGGTTTCTTTGATATACCTTATTTATATTATAGAATCAAAAAAGTATTAGGTGAATCAATTGCTAATACTTTATCCCCAATTGGTAAAATTAAATTCACCCCTCAATTCCCAGAACAACCAGTTAATTTAGGAGGTATTAATCATCTTGACTATATGCTTTTATTTAAAAAGTATATTATGAAACAAGAACCATCTTATCGTTTAGGTGATATAGGTAAAAAATATGCTAAATTAGAAAAAATTGAGTATCAAGGTTCACTTGATAAATTGTTTAAAGAAGATCCTCATACTTTTATTGAGTATAACTTACGTGACGTAGAGATTATTGTTGAACTTGAAAACAGAATGAAGTTTATTGAGTTGACGGTTACAATTGGTCATTTATGCCATACAGAATATGAAGCGATTTATTTTTCTACAATGTTGAATGAGGGTGCTATTTTAACTTATCTAAAACGTAAAGGAATAGTTTCACCGAATAAACCAACTACTTATAATCCTTCATTAAGAACATTAGAAGAAGAATATGCTGGTGGTTATCTAAAAGATCCTGTACCTGGTTTGTATGAATGGGTTATTGACTTAGATTTTACATCACTATATCCTTCAATTATTCGTTCTCTTAATATGGGTATTGAAACCTTGGTAGGTAGGATTGTAAATAAAGATAAATATGATAATCAATGGTCATTACAAGAATTAAAATCAATGAATCCAAACCAGATTATCTATATTGAAAAAGTTAAAAAAGATAGAAAATTAGTTAGATCTGAAATAGCAGTTAAAGATATTATTGAAATTATTGAAAAAAACAATTTAATTGTATCTGCTCCTGGTGTGTTGTTTAGGAAAGATAAATCAAGTGTTGTATGTGAAATTTTATCTGATTGGTTTGCTAAACGACAAGAATATAAGAAGTTAATGAAAAAAGCATATAAAGTAGATAACGATCCTGTTATGGGTGCTTTTTATGATAGACGACAACATGCTTATAAAATTAAATTAAATGACGTTTATGGTGTATTTGCTATTAATAGTTGGAGATACACAGATGGTAATAAATTTATTAGTAAAGCAATTACTTTAACTGGTCAAAGATTATTGCAAGAAAGTATTAGAAACATGAATGTTTACCTAAATAAAGAATTAGGTAATGAAACACCTAAAGATTATATCATTACTAGTGATACAGACTCATTATTCATTCAATGTAAAGACCTTTTAATAGCAAGACATCCAGATATTGATTTTAATAATAGAGAAGAAGTCATTAATAAAATATTAGTTATCGCTAATGAATTACAAGCAATGGCTAATAAATTTATAGGTGATTTTGCTAGAAATGCTTTTAATTTAGGAGAAAACGCAACTCATTATTTTGAGTTAAAACAAGAAGTTGTACTTGACAGAGGTTATTTTGCAGGTAAGAGGAGATACGCCCAACATATTGTTAATAAAGAAGGTGTACCTGTAGATGAATTGGATGTTAAAGGATTGGATTTGATGAAATCAAATTTTCCACCTTTATTTAGAAAGTTTGGAGAACATATCATTAATGAAATTATGTTTGGTAAACCTAAAACTGATATTGATAAACAAATATTAGATTTTAGAACTGAATTAAGAACTATCGATTGGAGGAAAATTCTTAAACCTACTGGGTTAAAGAAAATGAAAGAATATATTGCCGCTCCTCCTAGAGCAGGTGAAGTATTTTCTAAATTAGGATTAAAATGTCCTATTAATACTAAAGCAGCTATTTATACAAATGACATTCTAAAATTCAGAGGTTTAGATAAAAAATATCCTACTTTCCAAGTAGGTGATAAAATGTTTATTGCCTATTTAAAAGACAACCCATATAGAATCGATGTTGTGGGTTTCAATGGATATAATGACCCTCCAGAACTAATGGAATTTATAGAAAAGTACATAGATAGAGATGGTCTTTTCGACTCAGTTATGAAAAACAAATTAGAATCATTATATTCCGATTTAGGATGGGGTGCAGTAGTATTAAATCAAAACATAAACAAATTTTTTAAATTTTAAAAATGATAAATAAAGCAGATTTACAAAGTATTATTTCAAAGTATTATCTTAACGGTATGAATGAAGCTGTTAAATGGGATATTCAAGATAATAAATTAACTATCAAATTCACAGCTCCTGATAGAACAATGATTGGAGTTGTAACTTGTGATGAGTTTGAATTAGAAGATTCATCTATTGGTATTAGTAACACAACTCAACTAAATAAGTTACTAAATATTACAAACGGTTATCTAAATTTAGAATACCAAAAACAACATAAACTAATTACTAAACTAATAGTTTCAGATAATCAATTTACTTTAAATTACGCTTTAGCTGACTTGATGATTATTCCTAAAGCAGGGGAGTATATTGGTGATGAACAATATAACATTGAAGCTTCATTAGATAACGAAAGTATAAACGCTATAGTTAAAGCTAAATCAGCACTCGCAGATACTGATACAGTTGTGTTTCAACCAGTTATAAACGCCGCTACTCTTGAAACACAGTTAGAAATGGTATTTGGAGGCAATATTGAACACTCAAATAAAGTATCATTTTATCTACCAGATATTGAAACAACAGATTTACCTCCGATGTTTAAAGTTCATTACAATTCTAATTTGATTAAAGAAATTATGTACTGTAATAAGGATGTTGCTAATTGTATTATGGGGATTAATCTAGATGGAGTTATGAAATTAGCTTTTGATAACGGAAGTATTAAAAGTGAGTATTATTTAGTAGCAAAAGAATTATAATTAATATATTTATTATAAAGTTATGGGTTTTGAATTAATTAAGGTTGGTGACAGTTTATACACTGTTGAACGAAAAATTCCTGAACATGCAGGAATAGATACAAATTTATTTAAAGGATACACAAACACAACAAACGTCTTTAGGAAAGATGGTTTGTATTATTTTTGTCGTCTGATTGAAGAAGCCCAAGTAATAGAAGACGAACAAGTAAATGAATTACCTCAAGCTGAGGAAAGTTTGGAAAATCAATAAAAGTTTATTATATTAATGTTATGAGTACTGAAAAAGAATACACACGTTTTATTAATGATCCTATTATGGAACCATACTTTATCTCAATGGATGATAATTGTATGACAGTTAATCTTAAAGTTATGCCTGATTCTCGTTATAGTGATTCTAAAAAAGAATATACTAAAATTATAGGCCATTACAGTAATTTAGGAAGCGCTTTAAAATCAATTGCTAAAGATAAAATTAATAGCAAATCTTATGATTCATTAAAAGAATATATTAATGAATATCAAAAACTTATCGAAAATTTAAACAACACAATCAATATTTAATATGGCATTAGAGGCACTTTTTAACGCACTTATCGTAAAACCTATGGAAGTAGAAGAAACTTCATATGGTGGAATTATTGTTCCTGATCTAGGAAATGAAAAAAATAAAACAGGTAAAGTAGTATCTGTAGGTAAAGGCCACTATTCAGTTACTGGCACTTGGATGGAAACAACTTTACAAGAAGGAGATGTAGTAGTACTACCTACAATGGGATTCACTAAATTTGAATATGAAGGTGAAGAATATTGGATTGGTAGAGAAAATGATGTTTTAGCAAAAATTAGTTAATATGAGCAAAATTATAGAATTCGGTCCAGACGGACGTAAAAAATTAGCAGAAGGTATTGAGAAATTATCTAACGCGGTGACTGCTACTTTAGGACCTAATGGTCGTAATGTAGTGATTGCTAATGGAGGTGTTCCTCAAAGTACTAAAGACGGTGTTACAGTAGCAAAATCAATTACTTTAGAAAACCCACTTGAAGAAGTAGGTGTTCAACTAGTTAAACAAGCTGCTATTAAGACAGCAGAATTAGCAGGTGATGGAACAACAACTTCAACTTTGCTAGCATCAGAAATGATTAAAGCAGGTTTGGTAGAATTAAGTAATGATCGTAACGCTGTTGAAATTAAAAGACAAATGGACACAGCAGTAAAAGAAGTAATTAATGCTCTCCATGATGAGATTAAAGAAGATATTTCATCTGAAAACCAACTTAGACAAATTGCTACTATTTCAGCAAATAATGATCCCGAAGTAGGGGAATTGATTGCTACTGCAATGCAGAAAGTAGGTCGTGAAGGTGTTGTATTCATTGAAGAATCTAAAAACGGTGAAACATATCTTGAAACAGTAGAAGGTATGCAATTTGATAGAGGTTACAAATCACCTTATTTTGTAACTGACAATAACTCAATGAGTACTACTATCAATGATCCTTACATTTTGATTGCTGATAAAAAATTCACTACTGTAAAAGAATTGTTGCCTATTTTAGAAGCAGTATCTAATCAAAATAAACCTTTGGTTTTGATTGCTGAAGATATTGATGGTGAAGCTTTAGCTACTTTGATTGTTAACAAAGCAAGAGGTATTTTGAAAACAGTAGCTATTAAAGCTCCTGATTTTGGAGATCGTCGTAAATTGTTACTTGAAGATATTGCTATCATGACTGGTGGTCAAGTATTTAGTGCTGAAAAAGGTATGAAACTTGATAAGTTTAGTTGGGATTGGTTTGGTCAAGCACGTGTTGTTACAGTAAATAAAGAACAAACAACAATTGTTGATGGTAAAGGAGATTCAGATAAAATTACAAACCGTATTGAAGAACTTCAGAATCAAATTGATAATGCTAATTCGCCTTATGAAAAAGAAAAATTACAAGAACGTTTAGCTAAATTTATTGGTGGTGTAGCAATTGTACATGTAGGTGGGTTTACAGAATCTGAAATGCGTGAGAAAAAAGATCGTGTAGATGATGCCCTTCAAGCAACTAAAGCCGCTCTTGAAGAAGGTATTGTACCAGGTGGTGGAGCTGCTTTATTACACGCTCGCGAACATATTAATAGAAATAGTATTGGAGCTGATATTGTTTATAAAGCTTGTGGTTCTCCATTTAAGAAAATTTTAATTAATGCTGGTATTGATCAAGAATATATTTATCATGCCATGAATGAAATTAGAATGGCTGAATATTGGACTGGTTATAATCTAAAATCAGATATGTTTGTTAACATGAAAGAAGCAGGTATTATTGATCCAGCTAAAGTAACTCGTACTGCTCTTGAAAATGCAGTATCAGTAGCAGGAACTGTATTGTTAACAGAAGCAGTTGTAGTTGACAAACCCGAAGACAAAAAAGAAGACGGTGGGTTTGGCGATATGATGGGAATGATGTAAATTAGGTAATTATGCAGGATGCAGTAGGTCTTATAGGTAAAACTATTCAAATTAAAGAAATCAACTATATTATTAAAGATTTCTATTTCGTACCGGGAACTAACTATTTGTATGTTGGTTTGATGAAATCCGATTATGTAACAGTAAATTGGAAATATGAAGACCTACTGCCTTACCTCATAGAACAAATAAAGTTATGAGTAAAACAGAAGTACAAGAAAAATTAATGGAAATTGCCTACCGTGTACCACCAGGCGACAATTGGAAGGTAAGTAACGTTAATGAAGTTCAAAAATCAATAACAGATGCTTTAGAAGCTTGGTTTCAAATGGCAACTGTTAAACCAAAAGCATTTAGACTAGATTTGGCTGCTGGCAAACTTTATGCTATCTTAAATCAAGAAGTTGAAATCCAAGAACTAGAACCTAAACGTTACAACATATATGGCGATTACTAAAGAACATACTATATTTGTAGAAAAATATAGACCAAAAACACTTGACACTTATATCTGTGATGATCAGATTCGTGAAAAAATTCAAGAATTCATCACTAATCAAGATATTCCTCATTTGGGTTTCTTTGGTTTACAAGGTTCAGGTAAATCTACTTTAGCTAAAATATTAGTTAATAGTATTGATTGTGACTTTATTTATTTAAATGCCACTGAAAATAGAGGTATGGATGATATTAAAGAAAAAGTAGGTTCATTTGCTTCTGCTCGTGGTTTTAAACCTTTAAAAATTGTTATTTTAGATGAGTCAACTCATATTTTACAAGCATCACAAGTATTGCTTTTGAATATGATTGAAACATATAGTTTAACTACTAGATTTATTCTAACAGGTAACTATCCAGAACGATTGATACCACCACTTAGAAGTAGATTACAAGAGTTTAAATTAACTCCTCCATCTAAAAAAGTAGTTGCAAAACATGTTTATGAAATTCTAAATCAAGAAAATATTGAGTTTAAATTAGAAGATTTAGCCTCAGTAGTAAATAGTTCTTATCCTGATTTTAGAAAAATTATTAATGATTGTCAAAAATATATTATTGATAATAAACTCACATTACCTTCAACATTAGGTAAAAATGAGGATGTTCAAAGCAAAATATTAGATGAATTAAAGAAACCATCTAATAAAACATTCAGTATTATTAGACAGATTATCGCGGATAATGATTTATCTTCGTTTGAAGACGTTTTTAAACACCTATATGAAAATACAAATGAGTATGCTGTAGGATGTGAAGGACAAATAGCAGTTATCATTAATGAGTGTCTTTATCAATCTAATTTTAGAGTAGATTTAGAAATTAATTTTATGTCAGCTATTTCTAGAATTATTGAAACTTTAAAAATAAATAAAAGAATATGAAAAATAACCAAATGAACCTCAACATCGACCTATCTAAAACCACATCTGTAGAAACTCCATCAGGTGGTAAAATTTGGAGTCAAGGAGTTATCCTTCGTAAAGTATCTCGTTTTGTAGTTGGTGCTGATGAAGACGCACTCATTCCAATTCCAGTATTTTATGATGTAGAAAGTGGAGAAATTTTGCTTGAGACATTGCCTAAGGAATTAAGAAAAGAATACGGCGGTGACAATATTTGATTGGCTTAAGGAAATTACAGGAACAAAAAAACAATGGTCTTCATTTAATGAGGATGACCAAAAGCAATTTAACCCTTATATGGTTCATAGATACATTAGTATGTATGAACCTTATATTGAGGTAGCTAATTTTGCTCAAACCTTACCTCAAAATGATAAAGAAAAAATATACCAATTCTACTGCAGTATGATACCTAAAAATAACGTTTGGTTAAAATATGTAAAAGGTTCTAAAAAGAAACCTAATGAAAAAATACTTAAATGTATTGCTGATTATTATACTGTTTCTTTAGGTGAAGCGGAAGATTATCTTTATATTTTGAAAAAAGAAGGAGTTAGTTTAGTTCTTGAAAAATCTGGCCTTGATGAAAAAGAAATTAAAAAACTATTAAAAGAAATCAAATGACAAAAAACAGTGATATTTACAATGTGAGTTTTAATCACCCACAAACAAGAACAATAGTAAAAACAGATTCAATTGTAGACTCAGTTATTGATGAGCATATTAAGAGAGCTGAGATGGGTAAAAATAAATACAATAATACTCTAGATAGAACAGATCTATCAGTAATTGATTACTTGCAACATGCTAAAGAAGAAGCAATGGATTTAGCTCTATATTTAGAGAAAACAATTCAAATGCTTAAAGGTAAAAAATAAGTTTTGGCTAAAAAGAAAAAAATACCGTCAATAGTAAAACAAATTCAAAAACATACTCTTAAAGAAATCAATTACGCCACTGAGAAAGCAATCTCATATAGTCAGATTTCTATGTTTTTGGGTTGTCCTCATAAATGGGCTCTACAGTATAGAGACGGTTATTACACATATGAACCTTCTATACATACCCTGTTCGGAACTTCATTACACGAGGCATTACAACACTATATAACAACTATATACAATGAAAGTGGTGCTGCCGCTGATAGAATTGATATAGAAGCATATTTTGAAGAACGTGTTAGAGAAAATTACCAATCTGAATATAAAAAGAACAATAAAACCCATTTCACAAACCCTGTTGAATTAAGAGAATTTTATGAGGATGGAGTTAAAATTCTTAATTTTGTTAAGAAAAAACGTAGTGGGTATTTTGGTAAAAAAGGATGGTACTTAGTAGGATGTGAATTACCTATCTTATTAACTCCACATCCAGAGTTTAAAAATATTTTATATAAAGGTTATTTGGATATTGTTTTATATCATGAACCAACCAATACATTTAAAATTGTAGATATTAAAACATCTACTAAAGGTTGGGATGATAAAACTAAAAAGGATGAAACAAAACAACTCCAATTAGTTTTATATAAAAACTTTTTTTCTAAACAGTTTGGTGTACCTGAGGAAAATATTGATATTGAATTTTTTATAGTTAAAAGAAAAATATGGGAAGAATCACCTTATCCAATATCTAGAATACAAGAGTTTGTTCCAGCAAGTGGTAAAGTTAAATTAAATAAAGCAATTAAAACAATAGATTCATTTATTGAAAATATATTTAATCATGATGGTTCTTATAAGGATAATAAATTTGAACCAAATCCTGATAAATGGAACTGTACTTTTTGTCCTTTTAAAAATAATAAAGATCTTTGTTCCGTAGGTGTATCTTCATAGATCCTAATATATTTATATACGATATTAAATTAATAAAAGCTATGACAAATAAAAAGGATATGACATTAACCTCTGTGAAAGTACAGAGTGAGTTATTTGAACAGTTCAAAATTAATTGTGTTAAGTACAAATTTTCTTTACAAAAGCTTGCAGATCGAGCTATTCATTTGTATATTACAGATGAAGATTTTAGAAAAAAGATTCACAGTCACAATAATTTAGACATTAAAGATTAAAATTAGTTACATGAAAGATAAATTTGGTTATTTACCTCCTGAACAGAGGAAAAAGATTTTGCTTATCTGTGATGACATTAGAGTTCATTCAGGTATTGCAACAGTTGCTAGAGAAATAGTTATTCACACAGCACATCACTTTAATTGGGTTAACATAGCTGGAGCTATTCAACACCCAGAAAAAGGACAAAGATTTGATTTAAGTGAAGACACTAACAAAACAGCAGGTATTAAAGATTCATCAGTATTTTTATATCCTGTAGATGGTTATGGTGATGCAGAATTAATCAGACAAATGATTAAATTTGAAAAACCAGATGCTATCATGTTGATCACAGATCCAAGATATTTTGTTTGGTTGTTTTCTATTGAAAATGAAATCCGTAAACATATTCCTATTACTTATCTAAACATTTGGGATGATTATCCAGCACCACTTTATAATAAACCATATTATGAAGCATGTGATTTATTGATGGGTATTTCAAAACAAACTGTTAATATTAATAAATTAGTATTAGGAGATAAAGCAGATAATAAAATTATCACTTATGTACCTCATGGATTAAATAGTGATATTTTTAAACCTTTAGATAAAAATGATTCTGTTTTGAAAGAATTTAAAAAACAATTATTTAAAGGTAAAGAATATGATTTTGCTCTATTGTTTAATTCTAGAAACATTAGACGTAAACAAATCCCAGATACAATTTTAGCATATAAGTATTTTATTGATCAGTTACCTGAATCTGAAGCTAAAAAATGTGCTTTAGTATTACATACAGAACGCATTAGTGAACATGGTACTGATTTAGATGCTGTAATTGAATTGTTATGTAATGAACCAAAATATAATATTATATTCACTGACGCTAAGTTTGATGCTTATCAAATGAATATGTTATATAATAGTACAGATGCTCAAATCTTATTAACATCTAATGAAGGTTGGGGATTAAGTTTAACAGAAGCTATTTTAGCAGGTAGACCTATTATTGCTAACGTGACTGGAGGTATGCAAGACCAAATGAGATTTGAAGATGAAGATGGAAATTGGTTTACACCAGACGCTGAAATTCCCTCAAACCATAATGGTACTTATAAAAAATGTGGTGAATGGGCATTTCCAGTATTTCCAAGTTCAAGAACATTAGTTGGTTCACCTCCAACACCTTATATTTGGGATGACACTTGCAATCCAGAAGACGCAGCTAAACAAATTATGGCTATCTATAATTTGGCTCCTGAACAGCGTGAAGAAAGAGGATTAAAAGGTAGAGAATGGGCTACAGGAGATGAAGCAGGATTTACATCTAAACATCAAGCAGAAAGAGTTATTAATGTTATGGATGAATTGTTTGATACTTGGGAACCAAGAGAAAAATACGAACTTATTAATGTTAATGACTACCCAGACAGAACTTTAAAGCATAAATTATTATATTAAAATGAAACCGTTATTTATAATTAGTTGTCCTATTGATACCTATAGTGGGTATGGAGCTCGTTCTAGAGATTTAGTTAAAGCTATTATTGAGCTTGATAAATACAATGTACAAATTTTACCTCAACGTTGGGGAGGTACACCTTGGAATTTTATTGAAGACCATTTTGAGGAATGGGGTTTCTTACAGAAACATTTATTAACTACTCCTCAATTACCAAAACAACCTGAGATTTGGGCTCAAGTAACAATCCCAAATGAATTTCAACCTGTTGGAAAATATAATATTGGTTTCACAGCTGGGATTGAAACTACAGTTTGTGCTCCTGATTGGATTGAAGGTCTAAATAGAATGGATGTAACATTTGTATCATCAGAACACTCTAAAAAAGTATTTGAAGAAAGCAAATTTGAACAAAGAGATGAAAGAACAAACCAGATGGTGAAAATGATTGAGTTACAAAAACCAGTTGATGTTTTACTTGAAGGAGCTGATCTAAATACTTATTTACCAATCCCAACAAAAGAAGTTACAGATATTGACTTGAATGGAGTTAAAGAACAATTTGCTTATTTGTTTGTTGGACATTGGATTAATGGAGATTTAGGTGAGGATAGAAAAAATGTAGGTTTATTGATTAAAGCGTTTTTTGAAACATTTAAAAACAAATCTAAAAAACCAGCATTGATTTTAAAAACTTCACAAATTGGTTCTTCTTATGTTGACAGAGAAGAAATCATTAAGAAAATAAAAATGATTTGTAAAACAGTAAATTCTAATGATTTGCCTAATGTTTATCTTCTCCATGGTGAATTCTCAGATAAAGAAATGAATCAATTATATAATCATCCTAAAGTAAAAGCGATGGTTAGTTTAACTAAAGGTGAAGGTTTTGGTCGTCCATTACTTGAGTTTAGTTTAGTTAAAAAACCAATCATTACTACAGGCTGGTCGGGACATATTGATTTTCTAAACTCAGAGTTTGTTCCTATGATTGGAGGTCAATTAACTAATGTTCATCCTAGCGCAGCTAACCAATGGTTAATTAAAGAATCACAATGGTTTTCTCCTGATATAAACCAAGTAGGTTTTTATTTAAAGGATGTATTTGAAAACTATAAAAAATATCAAGAAGGAGCTAATCGTCAAGCTTATAGAAGCAAAACATTGTTTAGTTTTGAAAAAATGAAAGAAACAATTGATGCTTATTTAACTAAGTATGTACCTGAGTTTCCTAAACAAGTAGAAATTAAGTTGCCTCAAATTAAAAAAATTGAATTACCTAAAAAAATTGAAATAAAAAATGGATAATCTAATCACTTGTACCCACTGCGGTTCAGACGCCTGTTATGTTGAAGAAGTAAATGCTGATATTAAAACTTACTTTTGTTATGGATGTGGTTTTCAAACTAATTCATTAATGAAAGAAGGTGAAGCATTTTATGAAACACAAATTCAAACTTTACCTGAATTGTATAAGGACTTAATGTCTAAAGATGAAGATGGTAAAATATGGATGCCATCAGCGATAAATCTTCCTCAACAAGGTATGGTGTTTGCTAATGGTTCTAATGTTGAAAATTGGATGTGGAGTGCTGTTAAAGCTGTTCCTGTAACAGAAGAGGAAAAAACCAAATATCCAATACCAGGTAAAAAAGATCAATACTATGAGTGGAGAATGGATATGACTACAATATCTCATTTCCCTCAAGGTGATTATATGGAAGCCCTTTCATACATTGGAGTACTACCAGAATGATTAGTATAGCAATCACTGTCTGTAACGAACACCAGGAGTTAGAGACTCTTCTTGATTATCTTCAAGAACGAGCTCTCTCTCCTGAGTATGAGATCGTAGTGCAAATTGATCAAGATAACCATACTAAAGAAGTAATAAGTGTTATTCTTGATAGAGGTATTAAACATTGGTTTTTTCCTTTAAATAAAGATTTTGCTTCATATAAAAATGAACTTTCAAAACATTGTTCTGGAGAGTTTATTTTTCAAGTTGATGCAGATGAATTAGTCGCTCCTGAGATGTTAGGGTTGTTGCCTAAAATTCTTGAATCCAACCCTGAAGTTGATTTGTACTATGTTCCTAGAATTAATACTGTAAGTGGTATCACTCAGGAACATATACAAAAATGGAACTGGAGATACGAAAATGAAAGAGTAAATTGGCCTGATTATCAGACTAGAATTTATAGAAATTCTTCAGAGGTTAAATGGAAAAACGCAGTTCATGAAGTAATTGAGGGTTATAAACAATATACTGTTCTACCCGCTGTAGATGAATTAGCTTTGATTCATCATAAAACAATAGAAAAACAAGAGAAACAAAATAATTTTTATAATACAATATGAGTCAAAAATACCCAAATATGAAATCAACAGTTAATACTCAAGGTGAAGTAGTAACTCAAATCATTCATTTTGTTGGTGGTGTTAAAAGAACTTATCATGGTATTTTATCCGCTTCTATTAAACAAGGACAATTTACTAAATTTAAATGTACTGATGGAAGTATGGTTATGATAAATGATAATAATGTTTTATGTATTGAAGTATTTTCAGAAGGGGAAATAAAATGATAGTAGGAAATGGTAGTATAGCTAGTGTACTTACTGATAGAGATGATTTAGTGTTTTTTGCTTCTGGAGTTAGTAATAGCGCTTGTATAGATGAAAAAGAATATAAACGTGAATTTGATCTATTAAAAACAATCCCCTCAGATCAACATATTGTTTATTTTTCTAATTTAGGAATTTATTATAAAGAAGATAGATACACCAACCATAAAAGAGAAATAGAAGATTATATTAGAGATAATTTTAAAAGTTATACTATTGTTAGGATTGAAGTTTGTGTTTGGGCTAAAACACCTAATACAATTTTAAATTTCTTTAAACGCCAATTAAAAGAAGGCATTGAACCCACAATCCAGGATACAACAAGATATGTCTTAAGTTTGGATGAGTTCCTTTATTGGGTTAACTTGATAAAATCAGGCGTGAGAAACGAAATGAATATATTTGGTAGAAAAATGACTATTGCTCAAATAGTAGATGAAATTAAACAAGGAAAACTATGATAAAAGTTAAATTATTTTATTTAATAATGCCTTGGCAAATAGATTATGCTTTATTATCTTATACCCAATTTAAAAAATCTAAATATTATTTAAGTAATGATGTTGAAGTCACTATAGACACGCATTTAAACTTATCTAACCACATAATTGATTGGGACAATAGCCAATTACCAAAAGAATTTTTTATTAAAAAATATAACGATTTAGCTATTTTATTAAAAGATTACAAACATAATTCTATCATTTATGATGGAGATGAAAATTATGGTTTATTAGATATGCAGAAAATAGCATACGGGGAAGAATTTGATTATTATATTCCTGTATGCCCAGATATGTACTTTAGTGAGACATTATTATCTTCATTAATAGAATCAGCTAAATTAGTACCTAATAAATATTTTGTTGTAACTCCTGAAATACATAAAATGTGGGACTGGACATGGGATGAAATTACTAATCAAAAATACATGACTGTACCTTATGAACAATGGAACGGAACTGATATTTTTGATATTAGACATGATTTAAAAACATCAAACCAAGATATGTATCTTGACCCTATTAATAAGAGTAAATTCGCTATTTGGTTTGACATTTATAATAAAGCATTTTATGAAGATTTATGCCCAGTACATGATGATTGGACAGGATATGGACCTTGGGATTGGTACTCAATGATGTTATCTGACCATGCTAAAAATAAAGGTGTAGACTTTCAAGAGTATGTTTTGAGAGGTCAAACAATTTTTGAATATTCAATAGGACCTTTAAAAGATAGAGATTTTACTAACTATTATAAAGACTTCTTAAAAATTAAAATTGGAGCTAAAGAGCAAAGAGATAAATTTGAAGCTAAAATGAATGAATATCTTTCAAAAGGAGTACAAATGTTACAAGAAAAAAATATATTATGATAAAAGAAAACTATTCAGGAGAAACAATCGACAGTTTAATTCCTTTCTTTAAACTGAATGTTAAAGGAATATTACATGTTGGTGCTCACAAATGTGAAGAACAAGATGTATATTTAAAATACACATCAAATGAAAACATATATTGGGTTGAGGCTATAGATTATTTAGTTGAAGAAAATCTAAAATCAAAGCCTGAATTAAATTTAATTAATGAATGTATAGGTGATGTTGATGGTAAAGAAGTAACTTTTAAAATATCAAATAACACTTTAAGTTCATCTATGTTAGAATTAGGTGAACATAAAAACCTTCACCCAAATGTATCTTTTGTTAAAGTTTTAGATAAAAAAACAAAAACATTAAAAACAATTTTAGAAGAAAACAAAATAGAAAATAAATTTAATTTATTAGTTCTAGATCTTCAAGGTGCTGAATTGTTAGCTTTGAAGGGTTTAGGTGATTTATTAGATAATTTTGATTTTATTTATACTGAAGTAAATGAAAAAGAAATTTATTTAGATTGTGTCCTATTAAAGGATCTGGATATTTATCTAAGTAATTTAGGTTTTAATAGAAAATATTTAAATACACTTAACAGTTATGGAAACGCTTTATACATCAAAAAACATTGATGAATTAAACACTAGAGGTTTTACTTATTTAGATGATGTTTTACCTTTAGATTTAGCTAATCAACTACATGAGCTTTACGCTCAAGAACAAGAATGGAATCTACTTGATCAAGTTAGAGAACATCATTATAGTCATGTTTTCAAATCTCCTAATCCATTTTTACCTCAAGAAGGAGAAGCATATTCAGCTAAATTTAATAGATCTACTTCTTTAGAAAACAATGAGATAGTCAAAAACACTTTTAATAATTACTTAGTACCTATTATTAAAGGCATTTCACCATTTGAAATGAGTGAATATGATGTTAGATGCTATAAACTAGATTCAGGCGATCATTATAGAACTCACATTGATGATTATGCTGGTACTATTAATATGATTTATTATGTGAATAAGGAATGGAGATGGGATTGGGGAGGAATATTAAATGTATTATCTCATGATGATTTAGAATTCTGTGAATCAGTATTTCCTAAATTTAATAGAGTAGTATTATTAAATAATAAAGTATTTAGAGCTCCTCATTTTGTTAGTACAGTAGAAAAATATGCTTTAAATCCTAGATATTCTATTGTATCTTTTAATAAATAAAAAACAAATTAATGGTTATATTTTCAAATTTCAGAGATTCTGAATCTGATCCTTATTTATTCTTTATTAAGGAAAAATATAAAGATAAACCTTTTACTTTTTGGTATGATAAACTTCCTACATCAATAGAAGAGTTAAAAATTAATCCTTATAATTTTTTGTTCCTTCATGAACCAAATGAATTTTTTGGTTTTCATGATAACGCTTTAAAAATAAGTAATCATTTTACTGCTATTTTAACTTGGAATGATATATTGTTAAATACTTTAGATAATGCTGTTTGTTTTACTTATAGTGGACAGACATTAGATGATGATTATATTAATAATCTTAAACCTAAAGAATTTAATGTTTCATTTTTATGTGGGACTAAAAAATTAGTTGAGGGTCATAATTTAAGACATAAAGTATATGATTTAAAAGATCAAATTACTATACCTAAAAAATGGTATTATGTTTTAGAAGACTATGATTTAGAAACAAATACAAGACCTGGTTATACTGAGTATTCTAAAGATTTATCTCATATTCCTCAAGGTGTTGATCCTATTAGTTATGGTAGAAGAACCTTATTTGATACTTCTATGTTTAATGTTGTAATTGAAAATGTAAATTATAACAATTGGTATAATAAAATAGGAGATAATTTTGCTACTAAAACAATTCCTATCTATTGGGGCTGTCCTAACATTAGTGATTTTGGATATGATGAAAGAGGCATACTAAGATTTGAAACACCAGAACAATTAATTAAATTAATAAATGATTTAACTCCAGAGTTATATCAACAAATGTTACCCTATGTAGAATATAACTATGAAATAGTTAAACAAGATACATTTGAAAATAATATAAGTCAATTTTTTAACAGTTTTATAGAATTAAATAGTTTATGAGAGTACAAGTACTGCCCGACGTAGGGATTTACAAACACAATGTCCATTATGACTTTAGAGGTGAATTATGGACGTTATGGAAAGAAGATGAGTTTCCAAGAACTGATCTAAAATTTAACCATGATAAAGTATCTACCTCTAGGAAAAATGTTTTAAGAGGCATCCATGGAGATACTAAATCATGGAAACTAATAGAATGTTTATATGGCGAATTATACTTTGTAGTAGTTGATAACAGACCTGATTCACGTAATTATGGTAATTGGACAAGTATGATGTTATCAGACAAAATTAGACAGTCTGTTTTATTACCTCCTGGATTTGGAAATGGATTCTGCGTAATGAGTGAACATTCAATCTTCCATTACAAATGGGCCTATCCCGGTAAATATCCAGATGTAGAAGATCAATTTACTTTAAAATGGAATGATCCTAATTTAGGAATTGAATGGCCTATTGATAATCCTATTTTGCAAGGAAGAGATAGATAACTTGGAATTATAAAATCAATTTATTATATTAACACACGTTTATGAATATACCCTCACATTATCAAAAAGTAAGAGATGTAAACATTACTCCTGAGGAACTTATTGCTTTTGAAGATAGAGTTAAAGACGCTTATGAAACAGCACAAGTTAAAGGACCAGTACATCTTTCTAAAAACAACGAAAAACAACTAATAGAATTATTCCAATACATCCATCCGGGTGATTGGGTATTCTCAGCTTGGAGAAATCACTATCATGCTTTACTACATGGAGTTGATCCTGAAAAATTATTTGAATGGATTAGTGAAGGTAGAAGTATGGGAACAAATAATACTAATCCTAATTTTTATGCTTCATCAATCGTAGGAGGTATTATACCAATTGCTTTAGGAACAGCAATGGGACTTAAAAGAAAAAATTCACCACGTCGTGTTTGGTGTTTTATTGGAGACATGACTATGGAAACAGGTTTATTTTGGGAAGCTTATAAGTATTCTCAAAACTTTAATATACCTCTACAGTTTGTAGTTGAAGACAATAACTTAAGTGTTCATACACCTACAGATATTGCATGGGGTAAAAGAATGGATGTTCCTGAAAATGTAATTTATTATTCTTACAAAATGGAATATCCACATCATGGTACAGGTAAATGGGTTAATTTTTAATTATGAGATATAAAGAAGAACTAGATAGAGCCATGGAATGGCTTAGTACAAAATCAAATACTGTTTTTATGGGACAGGCAATTGGTTTCAGTGGACATGCTATTTCAAATACAATGGCTAAAGTACCTCAAGATAAACGAGTTGAATTACCTGTATTTGAAGAATTACAATTAGGTATTGCTACAGGAATGGCTTTGGAAGGATGGGTACCAGTAACTTGTTATCCTAGATTTGATTTCTTTATTTTAGGTTTAAATCAATTAGTAAATCATTTAGATAAGATGCATGATATGTCTAAAGGTGATATGAAACCTAAGGTTATTATTAGGGTAGCAGTTGGTTCAAAAGTACCTTTTAGTGCTGGTCCTCAACATACTCAAAACCATACTGAAGCAATGCGTAAAATGCTTACTGAAGTAGAAGTAATCGAGTTAATGGAACCAGAAGATATTTTCCCAGCATTTGAAAAAGCATATAATAGTGATAAATCATTTTTAATTATTGAACATAGTGAATTTTATGGAAGCAAATAGTTTTAATTGGCCTTTAATAAATGACAATGTATCACCTAATGATAGAAAAGTATTGTCTGATTTTATTCTAAGTGGGGAAAGATTAACTAATGGACCTAAAGTTAAAGAATTTGAAAAAATTTGGTCAGAATGGCTAGGAACAAAACATTCAGTAATGGTTAATTCAGGTGCCTCAGCAAATTATATTTCAATAGCTATGGTTAAAGAATTAAAAGGTGTAGGTGAAGTGATTGTTCCTCCTATTGGTTGGGTAAGTGATTTAGCATCTGTAGCTCAGTTAGGTATGACTCCTGTTATTGTTGATGTTGATATGGGTAGTTTAGCTATCACTGCTGAAAACATTAAACGAGCTATTACTAAAAATACTAAAGCTATTGTTTTAGTTCATACTTTAGGATTTAATGGTTTAACAGATGAAATTATTAATATAGCTAAAGAACATGATTTATTGTTAATTGAAGATTGTTGTGAATCTCATGGTGCTGTTTTCAAAGATAAGAAAATAGGTACTTATGGAGATATTAGTTTATTTTCATTTTATTTTGGTCATCATATCACAACTGTTGAAGGTGGTGTTGTTTGTATGAACGATGATAAATTATATGATTTAGCTAAATTATTTCGTTCACACGGTATGACTAGAGAAGCATCACCCGAATTACAATCCCATTACCAATCTCATTACCCAGAATTAAATCCATTATTCACTTTCGCGGTAGCAGGATTTAATATGAGAAGTACAGAAATTAATGCTGTATTAGGTATTGAACAAATGAAACGTTTAGATTATAATATTACTAAACGAACTGAAAATTTAAATACCTGGTTGTTAAGTTTAAATCCTAATAAATTTTTCTTAGGTTTTAATATGAAGGGAAGTAGTAATTTCGCTTTACCATTAGTATTACAATCAGCTTATAGAGATAAATTATCTGATGTTTGTAGAATATTAGAAGAAGAAAAAGTAGAATATAGGTTAGGTACCGCAGGTGGTGGTAATCAAGCATTACAACCTTATTTAAAGAAATTCCCTCATAAAGTAGAAGGTAATTTACCTGTTGCTAATTATATTCATTATAATGCTTTATATATTGGTAACCATCCAGAACTAACCACAAATCAAATTATTAATCTTTGTTCAAAATTAAATTCAATATAATGTTTAAAAATCAAAAAGTTTTAGTAACAGGTGGTGGAGGAATGATTGGTCGTTCTTTAGTAAAATTTTTAATAGAGAAAGGAGCTAAAGTAACAATTTCTGATTTAACAATTCCTTCTGATTTACCTGATGGTGTAGAATATGTTCATGCCGATTTAAGATATTTTGACCAATGTGAAAAAATTTGTCAAGGTATGGATTATGTTTTTAATTTAGTAGGAGTTAAAGGTTCACCTAAAATGTGTGCTGAACAACCTGCTGATTTTATGGTTCCAATGTTACAGTTTAATACTAACATGATGGAAGCAGCTCGTAGAGCAGATGTTAAATGGTATCTTTATACAAGTTCAGTTGGTGTTTATGCTCCTGCTGATGTATTTTTTGAAGATACAGTTTGGTCAACATTTCCATCTCCAAATGATAGATTTGCTGGTTGGGCTAAGAGAATGGGTGAACTACAAGCTGAAGCTTACTCAATTCAATATGGTTGGGATAAAGTATCTATTGTAAGACCAGCTAATGTTTATGGTAACTATGATAATTTTAACCCAGCAAACGCTATGGTTGTGCCTTCATTAATTAGAAAAGCTCAAGAAAATGAAGTACTTGAAGTATGGGGTGATGGCTCTACAATTAGAGATTTTATTCATGCTGATGATGTTGCTTTAGGAATGTTATTTGCTGTTGAAAATAAAGTTACTCAACCTATTAATTTAGGCTCAGGTAAAGGATATTCAATTAAAGAAGTAGTAGACATGGTAGTTAAACATTCAGGTAAACCACTTGAAGTAAAATGGCTAACAGATAAACCAGGTGGTGATGCTATTCGTTTATTTGATATGACCAGAGCAAAATCATATGGTTTTGATATTTCAGTATCATTAGATGAAGGTATTAAAAGAACTACTGAATGGTTCTTGAATAATAAAGAAATTTTAGATAAACGTTATAACGCTTTTGTAAATCATTAATGAAACGTTTTTTAATAACAGGAGTTAATAGTGGATTGGGTAAGTATTTATTTAATAACTTACCCGATTCATTTGGTTTAGATAGAGGTAATTTTAATCTTGTTAGATATGAAGATTATGATACTATAATCCATTGTGCTTTTAATAAAGAAAATATTATAACTGATTATGAGAAATATTTAGAAGATAATATTTTTTTAACTCAACGATTAAAATCTCTAAACTATAAAAAGTTTGTTTATATTTCAACAGTAGATGTTTATCAAGAAAATCCAACAATGTATGCTCATTTTAAGCGATTTGCTGAAACATTATTGGATAATAATGATCTAATATTAAGATGTTCAATGATGTTAGGAGATACTATGAAACCTAATCATACTCATAAATTAAAAAATAATGATGAGAGTATAGGATTATCTGGTGAATCAGTATTTAACTATATTTTAATGAAAGATTTAGCTGAATTTTTTACTTCAGAAGATTATAAACAATATAATGGAGTAGTGGATTTTGTTTCAAATGATTTAGTGAAATTAGAAGATGTTAAAAATTATTTTAATTCAACTACAAAATTAGGTGAACATGTTTATCAAAATAGCTTGGATTTCGTAAATCCTATATTTACATTAAACCAAAAATATAATAAATCCTCCCTAGACAATTTAATAGAATATTATGGAAAATAACTTTTATAAAGGAAAAAAAGTAGTAGTGACAGGTGGTTCTGGATTCATAGGAACTCATTATTTAATTGAGTTACTTGAAAGAGGAGCCATTGTAAAAACTCATACTCATGAAAAACCACTTCAGATTCAAGACGATAGACTTGAAGTATTAGAAGGAATTGATTTAACAAATTTAGAAGATTGTTTTAAATTAATTGAAGGAGCTGATTATGTAATCCATTCTGGAGGAAAAATCGCTCACCCATCAACTGTACCTACTGATATTCAAATCTCAATGCAGAATATTTTAGTATTAGGTAATGTATTAGAAGCATCTTATAAATCAAATGTTAAAAGATTTTTAGATTTAAACAGTTCAACTGGTTACCCAGACATCAGAAGACCATTAACTGAAGATGAGTTTTGGGAAGGTGAACCATATAAAGCTTATTTTGGTTATGGTTGGATGCGTCGTTACAGAGAAAAACTAATGGAACACGTCTCTAAATTTTCAGGTATGGAAATTGCTTTAGCTAGAGGAACAGCTATTTATGGACCTAATGATAATTTTGATCCTAAAACATGCCATGTAGTACCAGCATTAATTAAAAGAGTATTAGATGGTGAGGATCCATTTGTTGTTTGGGGTACACCAGATGTAGTTAGAGATTTTTTATATGTTAAAGATGTAGTTAAAGCATCTTTATTAGTACTTGAAAAAGGTGAATCAATGAGACCTTATAATGTAGGTTCAGGTATAGCAATCACCGTAGGAGATATTGTAAATGCTATCTTAAAAGCAACAGGTAAAACACCTGAAGTAATTTATGATGAAACAAAACCAACAACTATTCCATTCCGAATGGTTAGCACTGAAAGATTAACTAATGAATTAGGATTTGTTCCTTCATATACATTTGAAGAAGGTATTCAAGAAACAGTAAATTGGTATAAAGAAAATTATGTCTAATGTTTTAATTACCGGTATAACCGGAATGGTAGGTTCACACTTAGCTGATTTTTTATTAAAAAATACAGATTGGAAAATCTATGGTATGATTAGATGGGGTGACCCATTAGAAAATATTGAGCATTTAGTTGATGAATTAAATAAAAAAGAACGTATTGAATTAGTATATGGTGATTTAAATGATTTAGTCTCATTAATTACAGTTATTGATAAATCAAAACCAGACTATGTGTTTCATTTAGCTGCTCAATCATATCCACAAACTAGTTTTGATTCCCCTATAGAAACACTTCAAACAAACATATTAGGTACTGCTAATTTATTAGAGGCATTACGTAAATCAAACTATAAAAACGCTATAACACATGTATGTGCATCAAGTGAAGTGTTTGGTCGTGTGCCTAAAGAAAAATTACCTATTGATGAAGAATGTACTTTCCATCCTGCTTCACCTTATGCTATTTCAAAAGTAGGAACAGATTTAGTAGGTAGATATTATGCTGAAGCATATGGAATGACTATTATGACTACACGTATGTTTACTCATACTGGCCCAAGACGAGGTGATGTATTTTCAGAATCAACATTTGCTAAACAAATAGCTATGATTGAAGCAGGATTACAAGAACCTAAAATTTATGTAGGTAATTTAGATTCATTGAGAACATATGCTGATGTAAGAGATGCTGTTAAAGCTTATCATGCTTTAGTGACTGTTAATCCTCAAGGTGGTGAATATTATAATATTGGAGGTACTTATACTTGTACTATTAAAGATATGTTAAATTATTTGATTAGTCAATCAACAGTTAAAAACATTGAGATTGTAATTGATCCTGAACGTTTAAGACCAATTGACGCTGATTTGCAAATCCCAAACACCAATAAATTTGTTAACCATACCGGATGGACTCCAGAATATACTTTTGAACAAACAATGAATGATTTATTAGATTATTGGAGAGATAAAGTAAAATCAGGACGTAAATTTTTAAGACGATGAAATTTTTAGTAATTGGAGACAGTTGTGTTGACATTTTCCGTTATGGAAAAGTCAACCGACTAGCTCCTGAAGCACCAGTACCTATTATTATACCTGAAAATGAAACCTCAACTCCAGGTATGGCAGGTAATGTAGTTAGAAACATAGAAGCATTAGGACATAAAGTAGATTTTATTACTAATGTAGATGAAATTAAAAAAATTAGATATGTTTGTTCTAAATACAATCACTTACTTTTAAGAGTAGATGAAAACGATTCATGTCAGCCTATAACTCAAAAAGTATTAGATAGAATCAAGTGGGGTAATTATGATGCTGTTATTATTAGTGATTATTGTAAAGGATTTTTATCTGAACAAGACATTGAGTGGATATCAATTCAACATCATTTAGTATTTTTAGATACTAAAAAAATATTAGGTGATTGGGCTCATGAAGTTGATTTTATTAAAATTAATTATAATGAATATGAAAATAATTCATATATTCTATCTAAAGATAATATTTTAGCAGATAAAACTATTGTTACTAAAGGTAAGCATGGTTGTACATATCAGAAAATTGATTATCCAACTAAAGAAGTATCTGTAAAAGACGTATCAGGAGCTGGAGATACCTTTTTAGCTGGTTTAGTAGTAGAATATGCTCGTTCTAGAAATATGAAATCAGCAATTGATTTTGCTCAAGAATGTACAACAATAGTAGTTCAGAAAACAGGAGTATCAACAATATGAAAACAGCAGCAATATTAGTTTGCAGAAATGATGACTACAAAGAAGATGATAGAATTGTAGTTTGTATTAAAGCAATGCTAGAAACATTTGATGAGTTATGGTTTGTGGATTGGAATTCACCAGAAGATAAAGGTCCATTATTGTGGAAGTTAGAAGATAGAATCCCAAAACAAAACAAAATAAAACATATTATTATCAATCCAGAATCAGTTAAAGCATTAGTAGGTGATGATGAAAAAATTCAACCTTGTTTAATGCCTTTAGCTTCAAATATGGCTATACAAAGATGTGATGCTGATTTTATAGCTGTGACTACAATAGATATTATTCCTCCAAGTAAAGAAGTATTAAATAGTTTTTTATCAACAGCAGATAATAATTCATTTTATACTTTTTCAAGACGGGATGTTGAAATCTCAGAACTAGAAAAATTAGGATTTGATAATTGGGAACAATTTAGAGAAGAACAAGATAAAATAAGCCAACCAAGATACTTTCCTGCTAGAGTAACACCAAATGATAATTATAGTATTTTTAATTGTTGTGGTGATTTCCAATTAGCATCTAAACACGTTTGGAGTACAATTAAAGGATTTGAAGAACAAATGTTATGTGCTTGTTTTGTAGATACTAATGTTCAGAAAAAAGCAGTATTGAATGGTTTTAATTTAATACCTATTTATGATGTGCCCTTGTATCATTTATCTCATAAAGGAATGGGGAATGATGGTACTTCACCTTCCAAACAATACTATAATGATGCTTGGGATTGGGTTGAGTGGTTTGAAAATTCCCAAAACACAGACAATTGGGGATTCTCAGATATTGAAATTGAATATGAAATAATTTAAAATAATATGTTATTTGGATTTTATAATAAAAACGATAAAAATGAGGAAATTATTAGTAGAACAATTTCCACATCAAGATTAAACGCAGCTAAATACTTTGCTGCTCGTAAACAACTAGAATTAAAACCATTTTTAAAAATATTTGGAATTAAAACAATTATATGAATTTGAAAAACTTTGGTAAAAATTTAAACTTAAAACAAAAACAACCTGCTTCAAATAATACTAAGCAATTTTTTATTGACGTTGTAACTTTATTTGATGGAATTAATGAACGTTCATTAGAAATGGATAGTTTTGGTATTAATATGGAAACCTATGATGATGGGTTTTATATCTTAATTGAAAACTTAATACTAAAAATATACGGTGAATGGAAAACTGAGTTAATTTTATGGTATGTTTATGATCGTATCAATGAAAATGAAGAATTAATGCCTTTAAGTTTACAAGAAGAAGGTGAAGAGGAAGAAGAAATATTTATTGAAACACCTGAACAACTTTGGGACTTAATTAAAAAAATAGAAAAAAAATCAAAAAAATAAAAGTTATATATTTAGAGTTATGAATTGCGTTAAATGTGGGGAAATAATCCCTGAAGGTAGATTAAAAGCACTACCAGGAACTAAAACTTGTGTAAACTGTTCAGGTACAAAGAAAAAAGGTACTGTAACTTTAATGAAAGGGGAAGGTGATCATACTTGGATAGAAACTATTCATCTAGATCATGCTGAATATGTTAAATATATAGAAGAAGAAAATAAACTACGTAAACAAGGAAATAAATTGTTTGATGATAGTGATAGTTCATCTGATGTACCTTATGGTTTTAGTGAGAAAAAGATAGGTAAAAAAGAGGAAGAATAATGCCTTCAGCTAAACCGTTATCAAAAGAAGTCATAGTTAATGCGATGGACAAAACCAAGTCCGTCAGGGGAGCAGCTAGGTATTTAAACTGTTCTTATCAACATCTTAAAAAATGGATGAAATTGTATAAGGATGAAGCCTCAGGTAAAACATTATTTGAATTACATAAAAACCAATCAGGTAAAGGTGTACCTAAATTTTTAAGTCATGCTCCATTTGGTAGAAAAGAACCTGCTATTTTAGATATTATTAATGGTGTAGTTGATCCTTCTAATTTTAATCCTCAAAAAATTAAATATAGAATGATTGAAGGAGGTCATCTAAAAGAAGAATGTTATCGTTGTGGGTTTAATGAACGTCGAGTATTAGACTATAAAATACCTTTACTGATGCATTTTAGAAATGGTAACAAACAAAACTATACTCTTGAAAATGTAGAAATGTTATGCTATAATTGTTACTACTTATCTGTTGGAGATTTATATACTGGTAAACAAATTGAAGGTATTGAAGATCATAAACCAATCAATAATGCTCAAGTGGATTGGGAAGTAGATGATTACACTCAACAACGTTTAAAAGAATTAGGGTTGTATGATTCAAAACCTAAAGATGATGATCCATATAGTTTGGTATCTAAACTTTAAATATTTATATTAGTGAAAAAGAAAAAACATGATAAATTAGTTAAGGATTATGAGAAACAAAAGGAAAAACACCTTGAAAAACTTGCAACCCAAAAACTAAAAACTCAAGATAAAGCTGACCACTTACGAACAAAATATATTAATACAGACTTTTTAAAATTATTTTAATTATGGCAGGAGAAATAACAGTTAACAACTCTGATGAATTTCAAGAGATGGTTGACAATAAGGATTTTAGAATAGCTAAAGCGATTGTTGAATCTATTTTAGAAAACTTAAATACAAAAAAGAAAAATGTACATATACTATCTGTAGCATGTGTTGAAGATCAAGCAATATATGATTTAACTTTAGATAGGAAATTCTTTGTAGATACATTAGAGGAAAATCTAAAATACTTTATTGAACAAGAACGATATGAGGAATGTCAAAAAATAGTTGAAGCTATAAATAAATTAAAAGATAAAACTTCTTCAAAATAGTTTGGTAACTCAAATTTTTGTCATTATATTAATAATAACAAAAAAAAAAATAAGTTATGAAAAATTTAATCACGGATGAATTCAAAGAAAAATTCAAACTAGCGTTTACTCGCTTTATGAACATCATCATTGTTACTTCAACTTTGATTGCAGGTTTTGGTCTAGGTTATTACTTCCAAGAACTAAAAGTAAAACCAAAAGCAGTCAATGAAACAATCCTAAATAAAGAAGTTAGAATCGCTATCGATTCAGAAAACAAACTAATTATAATGGATCGTAAAACAGGACAATACACTATCTATAGTGATTCTGTTGGAAGTACAATTTTTAAAATGTATGCTTCTAAAATTGCAAGTCCAGTAATAACTAAATAATTATGAGTATTTTTGCTAAATTAAAACATTGGTATTTGATTATAATCTTAGGTGTTATAGGGGTAATGTACTATAATGTTAACCAAAGATTAGATTATTTTGAAGAACGTTTAGATTTAGCTGCAGGAACAACATCACTCCAAATGTATGAATCAATTGAACACTGGAGTGATAGTTTCCAAGTACCAAAACATATTGCTTATAATGTTGCTTATCTAGAAACTCGCTATCAAGGTCCGTTTGATTTTGATTATGAACATCGTAAAACATCATCAGCAGGCGCTGTTGGGCCAATGCAAATTATTACAAGATGGGCTCATAAATACGCTGGTAGACGTGTTACTGAAAAAGAATTACGTACCAATATTGATCTGAATGTAATGGTTAGTATGAAAATGCTTAGGGCTAGATATAATTCTACTGGTGATTGGGCTAAGGCTTGTGGTGGTTATAATACAGGAAGGCCTATTATAAACGATTACGCTCAATTTGCTGTTTCTAATAAAGATTATAAAAGCAAATGGGAAAGACTTTAACACTAAAGCCATGTATTTATCAGCATGGCGACAAAGAAAAAATCCACATCAATTAGTGCTTCTTCACTATACAAAGAAAAACCTAAAAGAAGAAGACCAGGTATTCATGCAAAAACTAAAACAAGTAAATCAAAAAATGCTACTAACTATAAAAAGTTAAGTGTAGGGCAAGGGTAAGAATTATGAAAACAGTTACTAAAAAATATGTTCCTCATTCTTTACCTAAGCGTTATAAAAAAAGTAGAGTAAATGGTAAAAAATTTAATAAACGTATAAAAGAAAATAACGAAGTTTTAAACAAAGCAAAAAATTTATGAGTAAAACAAGTAATCTACAAAAACTAGAAGTTTTGAAAGTATGGTTAGATGACCTTAAAAAGAACTACAAAGTAAGAAAACAACAACAAAGAAAAGCATCTAAATGGATTGAAGAATTAGATGATTAATGGGTCTGTTATTGAGTTTTTTGAGCGAATGCCTGATGATATTTTAGCTAAAATAGCTATAAACGATTGGAAGGCGTTAGAACGATTATGTGTAGCTCTTACCTTAGATATACAATTATTTAATGAAGGACTATAATTAAAAAGAGGGGTTTGGCTTTCCAAACCCCTTTTATTATATTTATAGCATAATAAAAATTAAGGTTATGGCATTACATCAAATAATTGAAAAACACAAAGTAAATATTTTAGGTCAAGAAATTACTTATACTAATAAATTTATTAAATACACTGAAAAAACTAGTTATGGTTTTAAACCAAGTTCTAGTTTAGTTAGTTATGCTAGTAGATTATTTAGGTATGAATATAATCATCCAACTATACCACCAGCATTATTTATATCATCTGCTAGTGGTAAAAAATATATTGTTCCTATTTGGAAAGAAGTTCATCCAAATACTACTTTAAATGATATTGAATGGATTAAACCCGTTAAAATAGAAGCTCCAATTGAAAAAGAAACTTGGAAGTTTGAATCATCTAGTGAAAAAGGTTTATTTTATAAAGTTACTAAACAAGGAGATCAACTTAAATGTAATTGTAGTGGTTTCTTTAGAGCTAAAGATAGAAACAAAGGTTGTAAACATGTTCAAGAAGTTAGAAAACAATTAAGCAAATGATAGTTAATAAACGTCCTAAAAAAAGTAAAATCGAAATTGATTTGCGAGGTCCTGATGGTAATGCTTTTATGTTATTAAGTATTGCTAAGGATTTAGCTAATAAATTAGGTAAGGATTGGAATTTAATTCATGCTGAAATGACTAGTGCTGATTATGAGTGGTTGCTTCAAGTTATGGATTATCATTTTGGAGACTTAATTATAATGTATAGATAATGGCTAGAGGAAAATTATACGTGGATGATCCAGTTGTAGTTGTATTTAAAACATCTAACAGGTCAAACGCTCAAACAAAAATGAAAGTATTCAATAACCGTAATGTTGATGAAGTAATCAATCCAAAAACTAAACTACCAGGCATACCAGAAACAGCAGTATGGCTTGAAGTAGGTATTGGAGAAACTTTTATTGAAAAATGGAAATCTAAATATAAATTATAATATTTATAATAAAATTATGGCAACTAGAGGACAAATTGCTTATTTAGCAGACCCCAACACAATTAATACTATTTATATCCATTATGATGCTTATCCTGAAGCATTAGGTAAAACATTAAATACTATCTTCAATTCAGAAAGTGATGCTGAGAGTTTAGTAATGGATGGTGAAGATATTAGATTCATAGATGATGATGGAACAGTAGATCGTTTTGATAAAGGTGGGTATAAAGTAGTTAAAGGCGAGGAACCAGAAGAATTATTTAGCAATTTATATTCACATGCTGACAGAGCCGCTGCTGATTATGTTTATGTTTGGTTAGAAGATAAATGGGTTACTCTTAAAGTAAGTAAAGGTAGAGAATATTTTGTAGGTACTTTATTAGACCAAACTAGAAAAATGGAACCAACTATAGAAGAAGGTATGTCTGAGGGTGATGAGGATGTTTTAGGTGACTGGATTAGTGATATGTTAAAATACAAATCATATGATGAAGTAGTTAAAACAGTTAAAAAAGCATTACGTGATGCTTTAATGGATGATGAGTTAGTAGCTAAAATTAAAGCCAATAAAAAGGAAAAAGAAGCACCTGAAATTCCAGGATTCGAAGGTACTAAAGCAGCATTAGATGATTTATTTGAAGAAGAATATTTCATCAATAGAATGAAACATAGAGCAGGAATAATTAAATAATAAAAAACAAATTATAGTGAAAAGAGGGGTTTGGCTTTGTCAAACCCCTTTATTATATTAACGATATGATGAAACAGGAAGATAAATTTAACGGTTTAAGTAGAGGACAGGTTAAACAAATTATTCGCCGTAACATGATTACCAAAGTAAAAGCAAGTAAAAAAGTTTACGACCGTAAGAAAGAAAAAAGGGGTTTGGCTTTCAACGATTAATTTGTTATATTTAAGTATAATAAAGGTTATGATTAATTACGAAAACGTTAAAAAAGCAGTTGAGTTACAAAAAGAAGCTAATGCTCAAATTAATTTGTTTGGCCGTGCTAGTGAGGTTGTTGTAGATGAAATGTTAGAATTAGTTAATGATTTTAACAGTTTCGAAGAAGATATGTTTGTTGAATTAATGAATAAATAATAAAGGTTATGAAAATGGATTGGAAAAAAATGGGTTTTAAAAGCGAAAAAGAATATAACAATTTCTTAAAAACAAAAATGGATGGGTTGTTAGATAAAATTAAAAACGATCCTAAATTGTTAAATGTATTTAAAAGATTAAATAATAAATAAAAGTTATGATAGACTACACATTTGAAGAAACATTAGGTAAAACAGTATTCCTTAAACTAGATGAAGATGAGGATGAGGATAGAACCACTGAGTATTTTATAGTGAATAGTATTGATGATTATCATGAATTAGAAAAAATTATTTATGATTATCACAAACAAGGTATTTTAGACGAGTATTTCATTTATCAAGATTAAGTTATGAAGAAAACAAATATAATTACTCCAATGTGGCAAAATTGCCAAGCGGTTCTTAAAACAGGTGATTTGGAACTAGCAGATAATAAACTAATGGAATTGGTTTGGAAACTAGCTGATTACACTATGTTAGGTTATAAAGATGCTGATAAGATTGAAGGTACAAAATTGGAAGTATGGAAAGAGAGAGTATGGTACGCTATTGAAAATGCTGGTTTGTTACCTGAATAAAGGATCATTATATTTAAGTTATGAGTGAAAAAAGAGGCCAAACTGAGACCTTAAAATATGACTTTAATACTGTTATTGAAAGTCAAGTACAACTACAAAATGGTAAATGGTATAGAGTTACTTGTAGAGAGTTTAGGAGTTTTAATGGCCCAAGACGTTTTGTAAGATATAATAATGGTGAACCAAGTTATGAAGAGTACAACGCTCCTTTATATTATTGGAATACTAATATTAGATGTAAAAAACCGGAGGGGTTTGGTACTCAATACATTCATACAATGAAGCGTGAAGTTCAATTAAGACCACATGAACGTCATTATCTAGATGAAAAATAAGTATATTTATATCTATGACTAATGAGGAACTAATTGAAGAATTATATCACAAAGCATATGCTAAAGGATTTTTTAATGAATTACATGATAAAGTAAAAGAATTAAAACAAATGGGAGACATAAGGTGCGAACATAGATTAGTTCAACATGCATATAGTGAACTTAAAAAAACTAAGCTTGCTTGCCCTACCACACACCTTTAATACGTATATACGATTTAAAAGTATTTAAATTTACAAATATAAAATATAAGTTATGAAACGAACAACACAAGCAGTCCTATTATTGATTATACTATTGGTAGCAGGCTTTATCATTACGGTTATGGCTTGGTCCAAACCCACACTAACAGACCCAATGGCCGTGGGTGAAATGGCACTACAAGACACTATAGTCAAAGACACCTTGCCTCTCGTGATTAGCGTTAGGGGTAAAAAATCATTGTTTATAGGCGACTCACATACGGCAGCCGATTATGGTTGGCAATACCAAGTATGTAAAAAAACAGGTATGCAAATGTTTAATACAGCAGTAGGAGGTAAACAAACGTATTGGATGCTAGAGACAGCAAGAATGAATATGTCCTCAAACTATGATTACTGTTTTATATATGGAGGAGCAAATGATATGGCAGGCAACAGGCCGCCTATGAGATCAGTTAAAAACATACAACGCATAGTTGATTTATGTAAAATACATAATGTTAAAGCAGTTGTGATAACTGGATTTGATCCTATAACTTGTGTGAATGTGGCTGGAAGAGATATATACAAAGGGTATCCGCAGCGTTATGCTAGGTTTCAACAAATGTTGATTGATTCAATTCAGGGGGCTACAGTAGTAAAAACACACTGTATATCCAGAACCGACTGTGGAGATTTTCTTTGCCACATGACGGCAAGTGGGCATAAAAAGATGGCAGAGAAGGTGATTGAGAGTTTGGCCTTTAAGAAAATTTAAGTTATATTTATAGAGTAATAAGAAATAATAGGTTATGAGTGAAATTGAAAAATTGATTTTAGAAAACCAAATGGTTATTATGAGTTCATTAAAAGAGATTAATGAATTATCTAATGCTCAAAAAAGTTATTTAGATGTTCAAATAAAAAAAGTATTTGAAAAATTAATTAATAAATAAGTTATGACAGCGGAATTAATATTGTTAGAAAAATATCAAGAAACAATAGAATTATTGAAAGAACATCTTGAGTCACAGAAACAATTAACACAAATGTATAAGGAACATAGTCAAGTGTTGCAAGACCAATTAGACAACTCAATAAGAATGGTTGGGGAATTGGTAGAAATAAATAAAAAATTAGTAAAATAAGTTATGACGGGATTTATATTAGGATTTTTAGTATTTGTAGGTGTGTTAATGATGATTATAGCATTTGCAATGAAAGTAATTGGTGGTGATAAAAACATGGAAAGTTTATTTGCCGCAGGAATGACATTAGCATTGATGTGTGCTTTTACTTTAGGAGGTTATGTGTTTTATAAACAAGATCATAAAGTAAAATACCAAATTAAACCATCAGTTGAAATTGTAATTAAAGATGGTAAAGCAGATACAACATACATTTATAAGTTTGAAGAAAAAGAATAAGTTATGAAAAAAATACTATTAACACTGTTACTTATCATAACATTAGTTAGTTGTGATAGTGAACAGGGTGGTAAAGCAATTTATAGTAGTGTAGTTATCTTGAGAAAAGAACAAGGAACATCAAATTACAGTGGACAATATTATTCAATGTATATTTACAATGGTCAAACTTCAAAATGGTACTATACAAATCAACAAACGTACAGCATGTATAATGTTGGTGATACAATTAACACATTAATTTTTACAGGACAATAAGTTATGGTAGCACATTTAAAAACAATAGCAATTTTATCACTCATAGGTAGTTTGGTATGTCTTATGGTTATGTTTCCTAAAGTATCAATACCTATTTTACTTATTGGAGCAACAATAGTTCTCTACTATAGTATCTATAGATTAGTAAAAGATAAAGATAATAACTACGAAGATTTAGGTGCTTACAATAACGGAGGTAGAGATATAGATTAAAAAATAAGTTATGAAAACACATTTAAAAGCATTAGCAATAGTATTATCATTTCTAGCATTGATGTCAATTATAGGAATTATAATTTCATATATAGTTACTAATTTTCCCGCTAAAGTAGGAACATATGTAGTAAGTTTAGGTTTACTTTCAATTTTTTATTGGTTAGTTTGGAGAGATTTAAAAGACAGAGAATAAGTTATGAAAAAGATATTTTTAACATTAGCCGCAGTAACACTATTAGTGTCATGTATTGAAACTAATCCTATTTTAACACATAAAGAATATACAATTGTAGATACAACATATGTTGGTAGGAATGGATTTGGGGTAATTCTTCATTATGATGTAATTCTACTGAATCATTATGATAGTATGTATCATGTAGGTTCAATTACAACAGAAGGAAAATTAACAGATTATAATCCACGTCCTATTAAATTAAAATAAGTTATATTTTATTATGCATTTTACATATAATTTGAGCGAGACAGAGTATTTGGTGTTTAAAACACAACGTGATCATTTTGAGTTATTTTCAGGTCATGAGGCAGCTGGTGAGTTAAAGAAAATAGCTAACTATAAAGGTGGTAAATGGACATTTGATTCATTTGATCAGAAGAAATTGTTTTGGTTTCTGTATAGTATTTTTAAAGTTGATTTTGGTAAGGCGCTTAAACAATATATTCGTTCGTTGAATGAGAAGCCTAAAACATATGTTATCCAATGTGCTAAACGTAGGTTTGATATTAAGGTACAGAAAATGAAACGTAACTGGGATAATTGGTTTTATGGTTTAGCTAGTAGGTAATATGCCTTGGTACAATAAATATTTCTTTCATATGTTTTATGGTTCAGTAGCATTTATATTAGGATTAAGTGCTGTACAAGCTAGAAAAACATATAAGGAAACAAGGAAACCTAAATTTAAAGTTGAAACAAGTTTTAAAGATACAATCAAATGAGATTTAATCCTTATAGTTTAGTTTTAATTTTAGCATTTAGTATTATAGTTTCAATAACAAATAAAACAATAAAAAATAGAGAATATGAAAAAACAACTAATGACTCTTGTATTGGTCTTGTCGACAGTACTAGGGTTGAATGCAAAATGTGATTGGAGTACATTGAAGCTCCAGCAATGGAACCAAGGTACTTTGTACAAGTGGTATGTAAGTGGTAAAGTATTAGATGATACTTGTGTTGATTACATGTTTATGGTTTATGATAATCAAACCAAGAAAATTGATACTATGGATTCCTTTAGAGGTGTCTGTGAAGTTCAATTTAATAAAAAAGGTAAGTACAAAATGTACTTGAAGGTTTGGAACAAGTGTGAAAAATGCGACACTGCCTTGATGCGTGAAGTTAATATTATTTATTTTCCTAAATGTAGTTTTGTTTATGGTTTAAGAAGTTCAACTGGTACTAATTGTGTTGATAGTATTGTTGGTGAAATGACTTTAGGTCCTTGGATTAAAGGTGATACTTGCTGGCAATGGTATTCTTATATTTGGAATGGACCTATGTTGGATTCATTGTCACAACATGATTGGGATTCAATGAGTGATTATCAATTATGGAACTATTATGACTTTAATGATTCAGATCTAATTTGGTATAAAGGACCAGGTAATGATGCTCGTAGGATTGCTCTTAAATTCCCTCATGACGGCCATTATTTGATTGCTACTCAATGGTATAATGCTTGTTTGGATCAAGATACATTCTTTTTCACACGTGTTACTGTTGAAACATGTGTTACTAACGCCGTTAAAACGTTTATTAAACGCGAACCTAAATTAGTTGGTACGTTTGATATGTTGGGAAGGCCAGTTGTTAATATACGTAAAGATGAAATTATTATTTACTTATATGATGATGGTTCAACTAAAAAAGTAATACAACATTAATAAAAATTAAAATTGGAGCCCCGAAAGGGGCTCCTTATATTTCGAGTATGAATAATCTAGATAAACAATATCAAGATTTACTTCAATCTATTTTAGATTATGGAGTAGAAAAGAAAGACAGAACTGGTACTGGCACTAAATCAATATTTGGTTATACTATCAGACATAAAATGTCAGATGGGTTTCCTTTGCTTACAACCAAGAAAATGGCTTGGAAGACAATGGTTACTGAATTGCTTTGGTTCTTAAGAGGCGATACTAATATTAAATTCTTAGTTGATAATAACTGTCATATTTGGGACGGTGATGCTTATAAAGCGTATATTAAAAGATATAATAAAGGTGAATATGTTGGTAAAACCAAATTATTAGAAAATTCTAAGAAAAATAGAACATTGACTGAACCATTCACACAAGAAGAATTCATCAACAAAATTAAAACAGATGATGAGTTTGCTAAGAAGTGGGGTGAATTAGGACCAATTTATGGTAAGCAATGGAGAAGTTGGAGCCGAAATGCAACTCGTGATGAGAAAATAGTTGACCCTGGTGTTTATATAAAACAAATAGACCAAATCCAAAACCTAATCAATGACCTTAAAACTAATCCAGACTCAAGACGACTAATAGTTTCAGCTTGGAATGTAGGTGAATTAGACCAAATGGTTCTTCCTCCTTGTCA